CAGATTTTTCATTCAGGGCATCTTCAAGTTCTTTCTTAGATGATAGGTTACCAATAGAGTCAATCACTATAATGACTTTATCTTTGCGATCCATATTCTCTAATTGGCTGACTAAGTCAAATTTTAATTCTTCAATATCGGTAATAGGAGTATGTAGTACTCGAGATGTATCAATACCAAAGTTTTCAAAGTAAGACTGAGGTGAACCAAACTCGGAGTCATAGAATAACATCACCGAATCTTTATGTTCCTTAAGATATGCACCAGCCATTAGTAATGCAAATGACGTCTTAAAATGTTTCGATGGTCCAGCTAAAACAGTAAGACCCGAAGATAAACCGCCATCAGGATCACCGGAAAGCGCAACATTTATCATAGGAACATCGGTCTTGACCATTGCTTTTTCACTAAAATAAATACTATCAGATAAGGTATCAGTACCTTTAATCTTAGAATTCTTTTTTAGTTTATCCATTATACTCATTCTGAAAAGCCTCTTGAAGTTTCAAACTGTCGTACTCGATACCGATTCCTAGCTACTGCATCTTTTCTTTTTCTGCGTCTTCGTTGAGCCGGTTTTTCAAAGTATTCTTTATCCATATAGTCTTGTAGAACACCAGAACGTTCTACTGCTTTCTTAAACTTACGCATTGCTACATCAAATGGCATTGCTTTTTGGTTTTTATTACGCGGTTCCAAATTTACACTTGGCATTTTTACTTCCTTTGTTGTTGTGTTTAATATATATTATACTGTTTTAGATAAGTCATGCACATAGTAGTACACGCCAGCTTCATCAAAAAGTTCTTTTGTTAATTTAAAGGACTCATTCCAAATCTCTGGACATGTATCAAGATCTACACACATAACTACTCTCTTAATACCCACCTGAATAATACCTTTAGCACATTCAGAACATACAAGTAATCCATGTACATATAGCGTAGAATCTTCTAATGATACTCCGTTATATGATGCATTATAGATTACATTCATTTCGGCATGAACTACAAATTTATATTTGATTTCTCTTATAGTAAGCCGATCCGGTGAATCAAGGATGCCTCGAGGTAGACCATTATAACCTTGAGCTAATACTTGACCTTTATTTCCAATTGCAACCGATCCTATCTGCTTAGAAGGATCTTTTGACCATGTTGAAAATTCTTTTGCTAAACTTAAATACTGTAAATCCCATTCGTGTTGCGTTTTCATTATTATAAACTCATCATTAGTAGCCAATTAATTCCGCATTATGCTTTTTAACAAAATTAAGTACTTCATTACAAATATTATTTAGTGTATCATCTTGATAAAATACATAATCAAATTCAAGGTCAGGATAATTATATAATTTTGCAATATCCTTCGAAGCTCCATTCGTATACTCAATATCATTATAATAGTTTTCTTCTAACATAGGACGACTATTATCATAGTTATCTAGACTATACACATTGTGTCCACCTTTAACCAAGGCTTTACACAAACTGGATCCTTCAAACCCACCACCTAATACTAACGTATTTGCCATTTTTATCTTCTCTCAATTTTATATAAAGGTATTATATCATGCTTTTAAATCATTGTACACATTTAAATTAAGTTTTTTAAAACAAATTCTAAAGCCCGATCGGCTTCTTTGTGAAGGGGACGAGATTTATACCAAAATCCATTATCGATATCAAACTCACGACATAGTTCGGCAATCTCATATGCAGATATTGGATATCTACTTTTTACCGCATTACCAGCAAGGGCAACCATAATCTGATACATTTTGTGATACCATCCTGTCCCAGAGATTTCTTTATATTCTGCCACCAAGTGTCTAGGAAAGAAAGGACAATCTCTATAAGAGGTCCAAGAAACATTTAAGTTATCTAGTTTTTCTTTTCTATGAGCAACAATCTGATCTTGGACCTCTTTAGGAAGTTTATCAAAGAATGAGTTACCAGTCTTTTGAACATAAGGATGTTTAGCCATCAAAGCATCAGGATCTATGTATTCACCTTTATTTGTAAAGATAAAGTTAAAAGCATTCTTATATTCACCAGGAATATAATACATTCTAGATAGATCTTTAGTTTGAATATCACCCACTTCACCAAGCTCACTATTCAAGGCAAACCAAAAGTGCTTTATCTCATCAACACCGAGTTGGCGTTGAAGTGGGAATACTAATCTAAACTTAGGTTGTTCTTTAGTAGAAGATGCAGTAGAGTAACAGACATAGTAATTATGCCCGTACTTTAACTGAAGTTCTTTTTCTAAGCTATTACCAGATACGGTAAAATCATCCACATCTACTGCACACCAAGATCCCCAACCTGTTACATTAGCATTAGCTCTAGTAGTACCTTTTTCATACATTGCAGGAGACATCAGTTCTGCTGCTTTTTTAGATGCTCGTTCTCTTGTAGAAAGTGTATATAAAGAATTTTCGAAATCTTCGAATGTTGGCATTTCTATATACCGGTTGGTCTTAGTATCAAAGATAGACTTAAATAAAGTTACCGTAATCATAATTATTGTACCATTATTAAATAATGATACCTCCTTTTTTCGGAACTTGAATTCCAGTAGTCATTTCACGAACATTATCTTCCATAGCTACATTTGGATTTGTTACAAACATAACAAACTTTTTATCAATAACAATAGGATCACCTGCACTATACGCCATAAAAGGCATAAATCCAATCTTACCTTCACCTGCTGGAATAAGCATCACACCATCAGTGATAGTATAGGTATCATCTTTATTGATTGTCAGTTTACAAATAATTTCTTCGCCTGAGGTCAGTCTAATTAATTTCATATTTTTCTCCGTTTGATAAGGGTATATTATAACACATTGTTTTTGATTTGTACACAACTTTATCCAAAAAAGTCTTCTAAAGTTGCTCTTTCTTCTGAACTCCATCCAATCACCGTTAAAATCGGCTCGATTGCATCAAGGAATGTTTTTTGAAATTGCATATCATAGTTGACATATTTCTGGAGACCAAATTCCTGAGGAAGATATTCTGGAAATGATATTACATTCTCTTTAATAGTATTTGGTACTCGTAAGTAACAAAACTTAATCTTTTCACCATTTCTTACTTCTTCGTATTTTTTACTTAATGAATAATCTTTAACCAGTTTATTATATAGTAGAGCACCTCGTACATGTATTGGTGTTCCTTTCTTATAAATTAAATTACGATCACGCCACTTATTAATATCTGATACACCACGAGGAAAAGAAATCTCTTCCGGAGGTAGAGTTGAAAAGTAGTTCTTAAAGTTTAGAATAGACTTTTGAGTTTCAGATTCAGAACCAGAAATAATAACCTTGAATATTTCTTTTAATGCATCTCTACAGGCTGATGGTGTAGAAGACTTGATAGCCTCAATGCCCATGATCTTAAGCTTAGGTTCTTTGTACTGTACACCCTCTGAATTATAAACATTTAAGATATATCGTTTCTTTGCAGTCCAGATACCACGATCAGCAATAACTTCACGTTCCATTACCATCTTATTCTCATATGCTTTAGTATAATTAGCAAGTTCAAGATAAGCTTTGGCAATCATAGGTTCAAACTGATCTTTAACTATCTTATCAATAATAGCAACAATTTCTTCATTAGACTTAGAATCTAATCCTAGCTTCTTAACTAATGGAGCAAAGCTAACATAGTTTGAATCGGTATCAATAGCAATGACATAGTCTTGGTTTTTGGTACCAAGGATCTTATTCATAAAGTCATTGAAAGCCCTCTCAGCCCATCGAATAGCTAATTGACCATAGAGAGTAATACCTTCAGCCATACGCAGATCATAGTGACGGAACCATCGATTGCCTAACGCACCATAAAGAGAATTCATGAGAATTTTGATGGACATTTGCTGATTATCAAGAGTAGCAACCTTCTTTTCTAATTGATAGATTAGTTGTTTCTCTTTCTTATCAGTATTAACTAATTCTTGTTGAGCTAAAAGCATTTCTTTTTTGAAGTTTTTACGTTGAGCATACATTCCTTCAATGATTTCTGGAATTACACCGCGCTTATCTTTACGGTAACAAGTACCATTGGCAGCCATAGCATAACCATCTGGTATATTAAACTCAGTTCGCTTTAGGCATTTATCAACATCGACACCAGGAATAACTTGATTCATAATAGTTTCTGGAGACATATTGCATTGCATAATAATGTGCGGATAAAGAGAGTTTAAGTCGAATGATACCACCCACTCGTGCATTCCGGTATAAGGAGCCTTGACATAACCACCAGCAAAGTCTGACTTAAACTTTTCCGTATTTGGTTGTACAGTAACACCCCTTTCACATAGGTCACGATAGATAATAGAATCCCATATGGCAGTCGTGCCAAGAGTATCACCATAATTTACACCACCGCGATATGCCATCGTAAGAGCCAGAGTAATCAAACCAAGTTTATCTTCTAATCGATTTACTAGTTCAACGTCTTTAATATTATAGTCGATGAACTTCTGGTGATTCTCTCTATATAGTGTGTGTAGATTGCCATATTCTTGGTATGACAGTTTTGCTTCACCTAATACTGTATGTGCAATACGATCTAGTTTATATGATTCTTGTGTACCGAGAGTATTACCAGTAAACTTCTTAAAGATCTCAAGATAATCAAGTTCAGTCAAACCAGTGATCTCATAACACTGTTGTTCGCGCCCATGCATATTAATATTTCGTTCACGAATTAAACCCCAGGGGGATATCTTACGAGCAAAGTCTTCGCCGATGATTTTAACCATACGATTTATGAGATATGGAGTATCAAAAAAGCGGGTATTCCAACCAGTAAATACATCTGGCATATAGACAGGATTTGACCAATGAGTAATAAACTTCATAAGAAGCTCTGCCTCAGTTCGGCATTCAACATATACTACATCACTGCGAGTATTATTATACTCTTTAAGACCCCATACCCGATACATCTGATCTTTGTTGCTGTAGATACAGATAGAAATAACTGGATACTCGGCTCGTTCTGGCATAGGAAAGCCATCTTCTGATGCAACCTCAATATCAATAGAAGTTACATTAATGACTTCTCTATCAAAGGAAATATTGCTAGGAAACTCTTCTTGGATAAATTGAGCCACATAGTTCGTATTACCGTAAATTTTGAAGTTGGGCATATCCTTGTACATATCAAGGAAGTCTTTAGCCTCTCGCATACCTTCTAATTGAATAGGTGATACTTTAGTACCATCAAGAGCAGTATGTTTACTATTGGCATCTACCACATGAAGGGTAGGTTTGAATTTAACTTTTCTTTGATCACGTTGACCATCTTTGAAGCCACGATATAATAGGGTATTGCCATAACGAGCTACGTTTGTGTAGAATTTCAAATATTCACCTCATGATTTAAATAATAATATATTATAACACAGTTTTTACGTAATGTAAACAAAAAGAGGGCCGAAACCCTCTTTTATTTTTAACTAACTAAATATATAACTGTAGGGGCAATTGCATATGTACATACAAGCATAGCTATAGAATATAGCGCTTGCGTGGATATTTGCAAAAAGGTTTTACGATCTATATTAGCTTTATTCAACAAGTAGTTCACTTTTTTTAGTGTCTCCAGAAGTAGTATTAATACTAATTTTTCGGGGACGCTTTTCTTCAGGTAGTTCCACTCTCAAATTAATGACGAGTAGTCCATTTTCAAAGTCAGCTCCATATACGACAACATGTTCCGATAGCCTGAACGTCTTAACGAAGTTTTTTGTTGAAATTCCTTTATGTAGATATTCGGTTCCTATAGGGTCTTTATGTCCTCGGACAACCAAGACTCCGGATTTGATTTCTATTTCAAGTTCATCTTCACGAAAACCTGCTAATGCGAGTTCGATATTGAACTCAGTATCGGATCGTTTTACCACGTTATGCCTGGGATAGTCTCCAGTATGACTCAAGGTTGAAAGTCTTTCGATTTCAGCCCAGATGTGGTCAAATCCAATAAAATTTGAGTGCGGGAAAGTAAATGCTTTAGATACCATAATTGGTTCCTCCTTTATATTAAGCAAGGTTGTTGTCTAGTAGCCAACACATGTTGCACTACCAAGTTTATTTATACTAACCTAATTAACCGTTAATACAAATCTAACTTTTATTTTTTAGCTTTCTGAAAATCAATCCACTGCTTAGCATATCGATTTTCAGGTTCGCGTTCTGCGAACTTACGTATATCCCTATACGTGCGAAGAGTTTCCTTTTCATAATCTTTACCGGTAGAATTATCTACTACTAAAAAGTTCTTCTTACCAAAGATAGTCTGGAAAGCACCGATATTATTTTGAATCGTTTTCCAATATTTCTCTACTTCTTCATCAGGAAGCGTACGTTCACGCTGTCTATTTCTTTCAAGTGCAGTATCTAGATCAGTATTAACAAAGATCATAGCAACATCATAACCAATATTTTTTAAAAGGTTTGCTTGTTTCTTAAGCTTATCGATATCTTTACCAGTGCCATCGATAACCAAACCAAGTCGACCTTTAACATATAAAGCTTGTTTTGCTGCTGTTAAATCTTTGGCCTTTCCTCGAATCTCCTGACCTTGAATAGAGAAGATATTATCTGGACTCATTTCCATACCAGCCTTCTTCATAGCAGCTTCAAATGCGTCATCTGAATTGACCACTTTAAAACCCATTGGAGTAAGGCCAGTCTTGCCAACAATAAAAGATTTACCAGAACCTGGGCCTCCAGCTAAGAATACTGCTTTGAAGATAGCAGGATCATTAACCCCTTCGGCAAATTCTATATAATCTTTAAATGTTTGCATATTACTTATTCCCGATATTATACTTAGGACATAGATCCCATTGATCTTTTTCTTTAAATGGAATAACTTTAATCTGCCTTAATGGAGCAGTATTTTCACACGCTGCAGGTTCAACAAGTGTCACTAAACCCCAGTCTGCTAATAGCACTGAAATAGTATTTCTACGCTGAACATCATTTTCCAGTAGATTAGAAGGTTTTCCATCTAATAAAAATAACTCTTTAAAATGGACAATAAAGTATCTACCTTGCTTATGTAGAATATGACAAGACTGATATAACTTTCTATCCTTTCGAGAGGCAACACCAATTCTAGTTAGCGTTTCTCGAATCTTTAAGAAATCATCCGGTTCATTTAAAATCACCTCCAGCATATGTGCTGGAGTCCAATGCTCAACTACATTATTTTCGTTTTCCACCTTTATAAATCCTTCTTTTCAATTCTTCAATTTGTACATCATTTAATAATAATAATACAGATTTAGCTTTTTCATTACTATATTTATAATATTCTTTGATGCATTCTAAGTTTTCTATATCAATAGGTTTACTCCATTTCGCAAACCTTTTTTTCTTTCTAATTATATTTATATAAAAATCAAATTGAAGTTTAGGATCTATGTGGTGGTTTATATTCATTTCATTGGCATATAGTACTGTATCTGGGAAATAAGATAATGATCTATTTACAACAAAGGCATTATATTCTTTTTCATTAGTTGAATCCATGATATTTTTTTTACTATCATTAATAGCAGCTATAAACTCAAATGGATTCATTTGGTGGTTTCCTTCTTATTTTCTATATAACTAAGTGCCGAAGCTTTATCATCAAATATAATTTCATACCGGACTTGATTATATTTAGTATATACTACTCTCCATTTAATTTGGTTATCTGAAAAGTATACTGGCCACATGTCAAATCTTTCTGCGCTTAACATTATTTGAATTCCACATTAGCCATAAGTTCAGTCATACAAGCAACAATATTAAGTTCGTGATCAGCCACAAAACTATTCTTATACTGATAGTCAGCAAGGATTAATACTACTTGTGGAATAGATCGTGGTTCGATATATTCACCCATATTATCATATACCTTTCTAAATATCGATGCTGGTTCACTATCAATATTGTCTACTACCCATTGGCGCATCTTCTTAAAGTTTTTATCTTTCAATGAAACCATTAGGTCCTTTAAAGATACTTCAGATAATGATACTAATATGCCAGAGTCAATAACTCCCGATACAGAATACCTCTGCAGTTCATTAATGACTCTACGCCAATCTGGTGAATGTTTCACGATCAACTCGGCGATAACCTGTTTCTCGTATGAAACTGATTCAGACTCCAAGATCATTGAAGTCCGTTTCATGAAAGCAGCCAGAAGTGGTGGCATATCTTTTTTTGCTAGATTGAATTCAATAACACTGCATCGAGAATGCAAGGGTTCAATAATTCTATTCTTAAAATTACAAGTAAGAATAAACCTACAGTTAGAAGAAAATTCTTCAATGAATCCGCGCAAAGCAGGTTGAGTTGATTGTGGATTTAGATAGTCAGCCTCATCTAGAATTACTACCTTGTAACCACCTTGTAGGGATACCGAAGAGGCAAACTGCTTGATTTTATTACGAAGAGTATCGATACCAGATTCTTCCGAACCATTAATAAGCAAATAGTCTAGACCAAGTTCATTGCATAATGCTTTTGCAACAGTAGTCTTACCAAGACCGGCAGTACCAGTTAAAAGCATATTATGTAATTCACCACCCTTTACGATGGATTCAAACGTAGATTTTATTCTAGGTGGAAGAATGCAATCAGCAATTGTCTTTGGTCGGTACTTTTCACACCATAGAAATTCATTCATTATAGTACTTCCCATGCAAGAACAGTACTTGTTCTGAAAGACCTCCAACCAGTTTTATCTATTGACCAAGCAGCAATATGATCTGATCCGCTACCGACTTCTTTTACTTCACCTGTAATCCCATTTGCTTCTAGTACTGCTGGATTCAAGGTACAAGGCATTACACGAATTTCATCAGAATTTACCTTCTGGAAAGTTACAGTAACAGTGCCCTTTTTTAGTGCATCAATGAGTTGAGTTTTTTCTTGTAGATTCAAAATAATATACCTTTTCAAATAATAATAATAAAGAAGAATGTGGGAGAGCTACTCCCACTTTAAGCTATACTCATCTTAGATAGGAAGTTATACTTCCGGTACAGCTGCTACTTCACCAGCTTCTGCTTCGTCAGCTTCTGCTTCAGGTGGCTTATTAGCATCAAGGAATTTAGCGACGCGATTGCGAAGTGCACCAATGCCTTCCATTTCTTGACCTTCAAAAGCACCACGACGTGAGCAGATATCGATAACCTGTACACATGTTGCAATATCTTGAAGAGAAAGTTGTACTTGTTCTTGAGCTGTTTCTTGAGTTTGTTCAGTCATTTTTGTATTACCCCTTTGCAAAGTTTAGTAGACTAATTTAGTATAGCCCGATTATCGGCACTATACAGATTATCCCCATTATCAATTCATGATAAACGAGAGATTCGGTTAAGTAAAATTATTTATACACCATAACTAGAGGTTTTCTCTAAAGCAATAAAATATTCTACATCATTATTTTGGTTTTTCCAGTTAGAGATTAATTTAGAAGAAATATCAACTTTGTAATCACCAGCAAGCAATTTTAGATTAGGAATACTAACCACAAAGTCGAAGCTTTCTTTACAAGCATTATCAGTATCTAGTTCAATCTCATATGTATTCGCAGTAGCATCTTTAGAATCCATAATAACCGCAACTACTTGACCATTATTTCCACGTAGTGAGAGTTGATTATGCCCTAAGACTGAAGCTACTTTACGAATTTGGTTCAAGATATTATCAGTCAATACAATTGTAAATTCGCATGATGGCATAACAATATCTTTAGATGGTTGAGTCAAGATACGTACTTCAGAATAAAAGTATTTAATTTTCTGATTACGATCGCCCTTTATATTAATATAAGAATCAGTAAGTTCAAGATCGGCATCATCCATCAAACTATATACTGAAAGAAATTCATTTAGATCGTATATGCCAAATTCTTGAGAAAAGGTTTCAGCAATCTGTGACTTAACCATAATGGTTTTAGCCTCAGAAATTGACCGAAGAGTATTATCAGTTTTAAAAACGATGTTCGGATTGATCGAAGCAAAGTTTTTAAGAATAGCTAGTGTGTCACTAGATAGTTTCATGTATTATCCCCATAGATAAAAGTAAGCTGTTCAGTGTATTTGTCAGGATTCATTATATCATATCCTGTTACATCTGTACACTCTTTTTTTAAGTTTGTTTCATTATAAATCCGGTCATGCTCATACAGTTTCAATAAACTATAGTGAATAGTTTTCATAATATCTTTACGGAAGTCATCGGATGTCTCACCTTTCTTTCCGTAACGGCCATTATACTTATCGATATTGCCGGAGAAGAATCCCA